CTGATGTGGGCGTAACAGTGGTATGCATATTTGTTAATGGTGACCGCAGCGAGGGATTTTACATTGGTGTAATTCCAGAGCAAGGTCTGGGAAACATGTACCCCGCAATTGCGGCAAGTACAAAATACAAAATAGGCAATGCCAATCAAGAAGCGTATTTTGCCAACTCAACTCGATTACCAGTAACTGAAATCAACATAGACAACGATGCAATTTTTAATGATCCTAGATTTTTTGATCAAGAAAAACCTGTACACGGATATCTAGCACAGGCACTATTCCAACAAGGGTTAATTGACGATCTTGAACGCGGGACAATTCGATCTAGTAGCCAACGAGAAACACCCAGCGCAGTATTTGGAATCAGCACTCCAGGTATACCTATCTATCAAGGTGGTATGAATCCAAACGATATTAGACGAAAACTTGACGCAGGAGAAATTAAACCCAACCAAGCCAAAGTTATTGGTCGTGTTGGCGGACATAGTCTAGTAATGGATGACGGTGACCTCGACGGTGATAACGCACTGTTCCGATTACGCACAAGTCTAGGACACCAGATTACCATGAGCGATACTGGAAACTTTTTCTATATTGTTCATGCTAACGGACAAACTTGGTTAGAGTTTGGTGTTGAGGGAACTGTGGATGTATATGCCACAAACTCAGTAAACGTTAGAACCAAAGGCGATATTAACTTGCATGCGGATCGTGATCTTAATATGTACGCTGGCCGCAGTGTAAAAATTAAAAGTAACGAAGATATGCAACTTGAGGCTACTACTAAAATGACATTAATGTCTCAAGCTGAACTTACTGTTTATAGCAAAGCAGCCATTGGTGTAAAGGCCGACGGCACATTGACCATAAACAGTAACGGTGGCTCATGGGGAGCAGGCGGCAGTTTAGTGTTGCAAGCCGGCGGCATTGATCTTAACGGACCGGCTGCTGGAAAAGTAGCAACCCCTAACCCACTAACAAAAACACTGCTTGATGATACTAAATTTAGCACCAGCAAAGGATGGGAAGTTGCTCCAGAAGGATTAACAAGTATTGTTACTAGAGCACCAACCCACGAACCTTATCCTTATCATAACAAAGGTGTTGATGTTGAAGTTGAATTTGAGGAAGGAACGCCAAGCCCACCTCCAGGCGCTGTGCCTGTGCCAGCTGGCATAGAGATTGTGGCAAAATAACATGGGATCATTTTCTTTTACAACTACTGATGGAAAACCTTTTGAACTGAAAGGGCCGCCAAATTTCACGTTTGAACAAGCCAAAGCAATTTTTGACAAGCAAGCTGCAACTGGTTCATTGGTTGGGTTCAAACCCGGCGACGTGCTTAGTGCAGCATCTCAAGCAGCAAACGGACTAGCTGGTGCTCAAGCTACATTAACTCAGGCACTTAGCGGAGTAAACAACGCAGTTGGATCAGCCCTGGGCGGGGGTGCGCTAGGTGGAAGTTTAGTAAGTACCGCTGCCGGACTAACAGGTACAATAGGCCAAGCAGTATCGTCAATTGGAGCGGCTGGATCAGCAATTGCTGGTGCCGCAATTAATGCTACCTCAATAGCTGTAAACTCAGTAAAAAATATAAATCTTTCTTTGAACAGCTCAGTAACAAATCCCATCAACAATGCAGACTTTATTAAAACAGTATCTGATGGCGGTGCCGCATTATCTCAAATTGGATCCATGGGAGCGTCAGCTGTGACTGGTGTACTAGCACAAGGCAAAAAACTTGTGGGACAGGCCAGCGATGTGTTGAGCAATACCAAGGGTGTGGGGTCATTTGGGCTTGATGTTGGCCAACTTGAAACTGCTGGATTTTTAAAACCTGGAACATCAAAATTTATAGACTCTGGCGCACAAACAGTAAGCTCATTATTAAAATCTCCTGCTGTATGGACTGGGAAAGACGGAATAAAAAGTGTTACTGGAATACTAGATAACGCCGGCAAACAAAGTGCAATACAACAAGATTTAATGGCTAAAGGTGTTGCTGGACTTGGCGCACTGGGAGTACCAGTAAACAACTTATCTGCGCAAGGACTTGGCGGCCTAGCACTCAGTGCAGCAAAAAGCCTGCCCAACACTGAGGCATTTGTTAAAGGGCTGCCACTACCTGCAGATATTAAATCAACTATTGATAGCAATATTCGAGACGCTAGTTTTGCAGTAAACCTAGTTGATAACAAAATGCCCCCAGCGTTTAAAGCAACTGATATTCCGGTACCTGCAACTGACACAGTAAATCGCGAAACACTAAACGCTGCAAGTGTTAGGATTTCTGGCAATGAAAAAATTCCGCCACCAAATTACGGACCCAGAGAAGACAACATTCAAGTCCAAGCCGAAGAATATGTATCTAAAGCTGCTATCCTCACCAATCAGTACATAAACGTTGCTGGTCGCGGACTTGAAGCAGTAAGTTCAAAACTAGCTGAATTAGAAAATCAACAAAGTATTACTCAACAAGCGTATGACGCAGTAAACAACGAATTCCAGAGTGTGCGTCAGGCCTACAATGCACAAGGTCCGGTATTGGCTGCTGAAGTTAATAGTTTATACCTGCGATTATCCGTAACACAACAGCGAGTAGTTGACACATTTGATAATTCGCCAAAGAAAACAGCAAGTGTAATATCATACTTGCTAGAGCAATCTAAGCAGATCAAAGAACGACTTAGAACTCTAGCATTTAAAATTGAAGGCCGCGGCGGCGGCGAATAACCTATAAATATTAACATGGCACAACGATTCATTGGTTTCAACACACAAGGGCAATACAAGAAGTTTACTCTTACTGATTTCCCACTGATCAAGCGAGATTTGATCAACGCTTTTAATATTCGTCAGGGTCAGTTACCAGGACGTCCTGAATACGGAACTGTGTTGTGGGACTACTTGTTTGAAGGGCAGTTAGAAGAATTACAAGCTCAGATTACAAAAGAAGTGCAACGTGTAGCCGGCGGAGACCCTAGAGTCTACATCAGTGACATCCAATGTTACCCGCAGGAAAACGGAATTTTAATTGAGATAGAGTTAACAATTCTACCGTCTACTGATGCCGAGCGGCTAAGTTTATTTTTTGATGTCACAAGTCGAGTAGCCTCCTACGTATAAGTTAGCCGTTTTTAAAGCCGATAAATAAAACATAGAGGCTCTAACAATGGCAACCACAACAAGACAAACAGCAATATTTGGAATTGAGGACTGGAAACAGATCTATCAAACCTATCGCGAAGCAGACTTTCAAAGCTATGACTTTGAAACTCTACGCAAAAGCTTCGTTGACTATTTGCGTTTGTACTATCCAGAAACATTCAATGACTACATTGAATCGTCAGAGTACATTGCTTTATTAGACGTAATTGCGTTCATGGGACAAGCACTTGCTTTCCGTACAGACTTGAACACACGTGAAAACTATATAGACACAGCAGAACGTCGTGATTCTGTTGTAAGACTTGCTAATCTTGTTAGCTATACTGCAAAAAGAAACACCGCTGCCCAGGGCTTGCTCAAGGTGTTTTCAGTTACAACAACTGAGAACGTTGTAGATTACAACGGGGTTAATTTGAGCAACGTTACCGTGGACTGGGCAGACCCTACAAACCCAGACTGGCAAGAACAATTTACTTCAATTATCAATGCTGGTTTAACAAGCACCCAACGAGTTGGCCGACCAGGTAATCGCAACACTATTTTAGGTATTCGCACTGACGAATACGCAATTAATCTTGTGCCGGGATTTTTGCCAATAGTACCGTACACTTCTGTTGTTGACGGGGTGAGTATGCCGTTTGAGGCCATGAGTTCTACCAGCACAGGACAAGATTACTTGTATGAGCCTGCGCCTCAAGCCAACCAGCCATTTAATATACTGTTCCGCAACGATAGCTTGGGATTCCAGTCAGCAAACACTGGTTACTTTTTTATGTTCAAGCAAGGTGTGTTACAAAATCAAGACTTTAACCTAGCAGAGCGCATTAGTAATCGCACAGTGAATATCAATATTGAAGGTGTCAACAACGAAGACCGTTGGCTGTTCCAGTTGGACAATGTGGGTACTGTCACACGTGAGTGGGAATATACTGAAAATATCTACGCCGCGGCAGCCGAACAAGTTGGTACAACACTACGCCCAATTTACTCAGTAACAAGTCGAACAAACGACCAAATTACAATGGTATTTGGTGACGGCACATTCTCTGAAATTCCAGTAGGTACGTTCCGTGCGTATGTGCGTGCCAGCAACGGATTGCAATACATTATTAATCCTGAAGAGATGCAAGCAGTAACTATTCCAATCAGTTACATTGACCGTAGCGGCAACTTGCAAACTATCACTTTTACTTGTGGCATCACAAGCCCGGTAAGCAATTCACAAGCCCGCGAAAGTATTGATTCTATCAAGCAAAGTGCTCCAGCCCGTTTCTACACACAAAATCGCATGGTTAACGGTGAGGATTACAACCTGTTTCCATACACTCAGTACAACTCAATTGTTAAGAGCAAAGCTCTTAATCGTAGCAGTATTGGAACTAGTCGTTATCTAGACTTAGTAGATAATACAGGCAAGTACTCATCAACTAATACTTTTGGCAGTGATGGTGGTTTATGGGAAAATAATATTGTACCAACAATTTTGTTTAGCTGGACTACTCGCAATGAAATTGCTGACGTGGTTACAAACCAAGTGCAACCTCAATTGGCTGAAAGCACCATGCGTCAATTTTATTACGCAAATTTTCCTCGACAAAATGCCAACACTGGGACAACAGCACTTTCGACCTGGAACCAATCAACCACACTAGCAAACGAAACAACTGGTTACTTTAAAAATGCTAGCGGAACCCCAATCCCGGTTGGCGCTACCACAAGTACTGTGTTCCAATATGCTGTTGTGGGCAGCTTGATTAAGTTTGTGGCGCCAACTGGCTACTACTTTGATCGCAACAACAAGTTACAGCAAGGTACTCCAACCCGATCTGACGAAACAACAGAAATCTGGGCAAGCCCAATGAGTATTCAAGGTGACGGATACAATAACGGTATTGGTAATTTAAGTTCGGGTTCGGGACCAATTACTCTCAACAACTTTGTACCAACTGGTGCTATTGTCGACACTATTATTCCGCTGTTTGTTACTGACTTACCACTGAGTCTCGAACAATCAATTGCAGAACAAATTGTATTGTATCGTAATTTTGGCCTTGGATACGACAACGACGGTGCAATCACTGGCGTACCTTACACATGGTATTTGATTACATCAACTAATCTTGCCCAAGATAGTATTTGGAGTCAAGCAAATGCTGGAAGCACTGCTGGAACAAATAGTGATGCAAGTTGGTTAATTCAATTTGTAACTGAAAATCAAAACTATACTATTACATTCCGCGGCCTAGCATATTACTTTGGGTCAGTTTTACAAACACGATTCTTCTATTACGGAGACCAGCAAATCTATGATAGCCGTACTGGAACAGTTATTCGCGACTACATTAACTGTTTAGCGGTGAACACGCAGCCTGATTCCACACAAAGTCTACCAGGTGACATTTTTATGACTATTACTGGTCAGCCTGTGGAAAGTGATGGCTACGTTGATGACTTCCAGGTCTTGGTTGGATTCCGAGACAGTGACAACGACGGAGTCCCAGACAACCCAGACTTCTTTACTGAGATTGTTGCACCTACGGTCAACTCTAATCAAAAATACGTGTTCTTGCAACAAACAGTGGACTTTGATAACCTACAACGATATCTGTTAGTGGACCAAGGTATTGTGAATAGTGACTATGCTACTCTTGATGACATTGAGCTAGTTAAGTCTGAGTGGAGCCCAGGACAAGTATTCTATGCCTACACTGATCAATTGTTTTATGAATTAAGCGTAGGCACCACAGGAGTTCGGACAATAGTTGCTGTTCAAGGATGGATTGCTCGCACTGGTCGCCAGGACTTGTACTACCAGTACCGTCACAACTCACCGTTGACTAATCGTATTGACCCCGGCACAACAAATATTATTGACTTGTATGTAGTGACGTTATCATATTACACAGCATATCAAAACTGGATCCGAGATACCACTGGTACTGTTATAGAACCAGACCAGCCAACTATTGATGAGTTATCAACAGCTTATCAAGGTTTAAATAACTATAAGATGATTAGTGATAATATTATTTTAAACAGCGTTACATTTAAACCGTTGTTTGGAGAAAAAGCTGCAAGTAGTTTACGTGCCACTATTAAAGTTATTCGTGCTAGCAACTCAACTGCTAGCACAAGTGAGATTAAGACTGCGGTTGTTTCAGCAATGAATGAGTATTTCTCTATTGACAAATGGGACTTTGGTGACACTTTCTATTTCTCAGAATTAGCTGCGTACCTACACGATCAGTTAGGTACAATTATTAGTAGTGTGGTATTAGTGCCACTTGACACACAAAAGTACTTTGGTGACTTGTACGAGATTCGCAGTCAACCAAACGAAATTTTTGCAAACGGTGCAACAATCAACAACATTGATGTAATCGAAGCATTGACCAGTACCAACTTGCGTACTGCCCCAGGTAGCGGAGTAATTTAATGGCCCTAACACGTTCGGTAGATTTTCTACCAGAAATTTTTCAAACTGATGCTAACAAGCAATTCCTGGCCGCTACACTTGATCAGTTAATACAAGAACCTAAGTTTAAAAAAACCCAAGGCTTTATTGGTCGTACTGTTGGCCCGGGCGTGAACCCCAACGACAAATACGTTGTAGAACCCACAACAGTACGTGCTAACTACCAACTTGAACCAGGTGTGGTTAGTCTTGAGCCCGACACTGACAGAATCAATGATGTTATCACATACCCTGGACTAAATGATGCCATTGGGTTTCAGAACGGCAATCCGGCTCGCCCCGACCGCTTGTACCAAGGTGAATATTACTCGTGGGATCCGTTTGTTAACTTTGACACCTTTGTTAACTTTTCACAATATTTTTGGTTGCCTGGCGGTCCCAGTGTAGTTGATGTTCACGCAACTGGCATTCCTACCACTGCAAATTTTAATGTTACTCGTGAAAATGGCGTTTACACATTTTCTGGCGTTAGTGGAGAAAATCCTACCATTGAGCTAGTACGAGGCGGTAGCTACACATTCCAAGTAGCACAAAACGCCAAAGAGACCGTGAACTATCGAGTTCGCAATTCAGGAATTGCTGCGTATGTAATTGATTTTCAAAATAATCCAACGCTTACGTTATCCCGCGGAAATACGTATGTGTTTAATCTTACACTTGATGGCAATTACCCTTTCTGGATTAAAACGGCACCAACTACTGGTACTGCGGATGCGTACAACAGCGGTGTTACACGAAACGGCTCACTAACTGGCCTGGTAACATTTACTGTGCCACAAACTGCGCCAGACACATTATACTATGCCAGTGCTACGCAAAGCAACATGCAAGGTGTACTAAACATCATTGACGGTACTCCTGGCACCGGACCTGGTTTTTGGATTCAAAGCGCACCCGGCATAAGCGGTGTTTTACCAGCAACTCCAAATATCAGCAGCCGAGAAGTTTACGGTGTTGAGAACAACGGTGAAGATCTTGGCATTATAACTTTTAATGCGCCAGTAAAGACCGCTCAAGATTTTTACTATAACCTAACAAGTATTGGCACAATTGATTTAGTTACTTCTCTAAATTTTGACGAGATTAACAATCAATCAGTTGAAGCATTTATTGCCCAGTACAATGGCATTGACGGCATCACTAACCTTGACGGTCGGACACTAATTTTTACTAACCCAGTAACAGATGCAACTGAAGGTGGTTGGCTACGTACCACACTATTTGATCCATTACCACAAAACAGTTCAAGCAATGGTAATCCTGGAAGTTTTGATACTGTGCCATTTTCTGAAACTACTGAAATTCCAGAATCGCAACGATATCAAAAATGGCAGATTAGCTACGTAAACAATGCCGGTGTTAATTACATTAATCTTAGCCTTGTTGCAGACATTAATCCATTAGAAAAATTCACAATTGCATATGGTGCTGTAAACAGTAGCACTCAATGGTATAAAGATCCTACAGGAACATTTTTAGAAATTCCTGTGCTTACAGCTATACAAAATACACTGTATTACCAAGACGGGACTGATCCAGATATTTTTGGAACAATTAAATTAGTTGAACCTGCTGGATCAGAAACCCTGATAGTAACTGATATTATTGGCAAAAAAACATACACCGCCCCAAACGGCGTAAGTTTTTCAAATGGCCTTAAAGTAAGATTTACTGGCGATATTGAACCTGTTAGCTACAAGTCAGGTACATCAACAATTACCTATACACAAACTGAGGCTGGCACAAATTATATTTCAACCCCAGATGCCGAAGTGTTGTATGTTGGACAACAAATTGTATTTGCTAGCCCAAGTCTTGGCGGCCTAGTTGCTGGCCAAACATATTTTGTTCGAAGTATCGCTGCAAGCGGCCTTAAATTTACTGTTAGTGCTATTGAAAATGGCCCAGCAGTAACGTTACAATACGGAACTGGAAGTGCTACTGCTACAGGTATTAGTAATCTTGAATATTATGTAAGCGGGGTAGGTACTGCAATTGAGTTATTGCCTACAACAAATTATGTTACTCCAGAAACCTATGTTGAAGATGCTTTTGATAGTACTATTGCTACAGAACCGGACCAACCAGATTATCTAACAATTGATCGTGCAAGCAAAGATTTAAACGCTTGGACCCGCTCAAATCGCTGGTTCCACCTAGATGTTATCAATGCCGCAGCAGCATATAATAATACCACAGCAGTATTTGATAACAATTACCGCGCCAAGCGTCCAATTATTCAATTCCGGCCAGGCATCCGCTTGTGGAATATGGGCACCAATGGCAAAGCACCAATTAATATTATTGACTTTGAAGAAACTGATGCGTTTTCTAATATTGAAGGCAGTACTGAGTACAAGGTATACGACTCTCCCATCCCAACAACTACATTTACAATTGGGGTTCAATACGAAATTGTTACTATTGGAACTAGTGATTGGAATACCATTGCTGGCACAAGCGGAGTTATATACGTACCTGGTGACATTATCACAGCACAAGTTATAGGTATTGGTAACGGAACTGGCCGTGCGTTCTACGAACTTGCTGAGGGAACACGAATAATATTTGCTGCTGACGAAGATTCAGAAGTACGTAACAAAATTTGGATAGTTAGTTTTGCAACACCTGATACACTAACTCCGCTAATTGATCAACCAATTATTACATTGACTCTTGCTGACGATGGCCTTGTGTTGTTTGATGAAAGCACCGTGGTGCTTGACGGACAAGCAACCAAAGGCAAAACATATTGGTATGATGGCACTGCTTGGACCGAAGCACAACAAAAAAACAGTGTACAACAAGCACCGTTGTATAACGTGTACGACCCACAAGGTGTGAGTTTTGGTGACAGCACAAAATACCAATCAACTACTTTTACTGGAAGCAAGTTGTTTAGTTATGCAGTTGGTGATACAAATGTACTTGACGTAATATTACAATTTCCGTTGCAGTATCTAAATATCAACAACGTTGGTGATATTGTTTTTGAAAACAACTTATACAAAGACACTTTCTTGTATGTGGTTGATAACGTTTCAGTAACTAGTGATATTAGCTCAGGCTCAATTAGAGAATACAATACTATTGATACCTTTGAAAAATTGTTGGGCTGGCAAACTGGTATAACTGAAACTAAAATTTATCAACAATTTAAATTTACATACGCTGGCACAACTTTAAAACTTGACGTTGCAGTGAACAATCAAGTTATAGAAGCTGTACCTGTTCTTAAAATTTATGTAGGTAGCCAGTTTCAGGATCCAAGCACATATACATACAACAATACTACCACAGCAAATACCACAGTTATCACGCTGAATGGCAATTACGTTATTGGCGACATCATTGAGGTTCTTGCATTAAGTGACCAAACTAGCCAAGTTGCATTCTACCAAGTTCCAAGTAACTTAGAAAGCAACCCTCTCAATGCTAATAGTCCTAGCTTTACGTTAGGAACCATTCGCACACACTATCAGAGTATTTGCGAAAACTTGTTAACATTGTCTGGACCTATTAATGGCTCAAACAACACTCGAGATCTTGGTAATATTGTTCCTTACGGCTTGACTATTTTACAACAAAGTGCGCCATTAACACTTGCTGGCTATTTTATGCGTAGCCAAGACTATAATATTTTTGCAGCGTTACAGTATAACAGCCGTGAATACACTAAATTCAAAGCACAAATGCTTGACTCGGTATTGAGTCAACTCATATTTGATCAAACAGTACCAGTAATTTTAAACACTGCGTTACAAAATATAACTCTTGGAAGATTAGATACCCAACCATTCTATTGGAGTGACATGTTGCCAGCTGGCGTTACTACATACAGTAATACGTATACAGTGGGCTTTACAACATCTTCTATATTTGATACTGTGCAGATTTATAACTATACATCTGCAAACTATCTTGGGTTGTTAGTATACAAAAATGGTGTGCTATTAACAAGAGATGTAGGGTATACTGTTGCTACTGATGGTCCTCGAGTTACTATCCTTGAGTCACTAGTTAACGGCGACAAGATAACTATCAACGAATATGCTGCTACATACGGTAGTTTTGTTCCTAATACTCCAACTAAGTTGGGATTATACCCAGCCTGGGAACCAAAAATTACTATAGAGAAAACCAGCACCAACGACGATGTTACTGTAATTGTAGGGCATGACGGAAGCATTACTAAAGCATTTGGCGATATTCGTGATGACGTTCTGCTAGAGTTTGAGCAACGAATCTATAACAATTTAAAATTAGACGGAAACCCAGTACCACTCACAATTGAAGACGTGCTACCTGGTCAATTTCGTAGTACTGGATTTACATTTGAAGAAATTAACACTATCTTCTCTCAAGATTTTTTGAGCTACTGTGGCTGGAATAAATTAGATTACAAAACACAAACATACAGTGCTACAAATGAGTTTACTTACAATTATAGTACAGCTCAAAACAAACTCAACAATGAAAATTTGTTGGGCGCTTGGCGCGGTATCTATCGTTACTTCTACGACACTCAGCAACCTAGCTTAACTCCATGGGAGATGTTAGGACTTACTATTGAACCAGCTTGGTGGGAAGATCGTTATGGTACTGCTCCGTATACCACAGACAACTTGGTTCTTTGGGACGATTTAGAAGCTGGCTATGTTGCTGATCCAATTGCACCGTATTATCGTCCAGACTATGCACGTCCTGGACTAACACAAGTTATTCCAACTGGTGATGAAGGACAACTGTTAAGCCCTCTTGATTCAGTGGTTGGAACTTATGATGACCAACAATTTCAAAAGTCATGGGCACTCGGTGACGGCGGCCCAGTAGAAGCTTCTTGGTATAATAGCTCTAGCTATCCATTCTCAGTAATGCATGTTCTTGCAGTGACTCGTCCTGCTAAGTTTTTTGCATTGTTTGCTGACCGAGATCTATACAAGTTTAATACAGATTATGATCAATATCTGTACAACAACCGTTATCGGTTAGATGCCAACGGTGTTGAGGTCTACGGCAATGGAACATCAAAAGCTAGTTATATTAACTGGATGGTTGACTATAATCGCCTTACTGGAATTGACTCAACTGACATACTAACTGCTGCGCTAAAAAGTTTAGATGTGCGTTTATGCTATAGAATGGCAAGTTTTTCAGACAAACAATATATTAAATTGTTTACTGAAAAATCAAGCCCAAACAGTACCAATGCTACTTTGATGATACCTGACGAAAGCTACAACTTGCTTTTGTACAAAAATCAACCGTTTGACAGAACATTGTATAGCTCAGTTGCTATACAAAAAGTTGAAGGGGGTTATGGTGTGTTTGGTTACGGTAATGCTCAACCATATTTTAATATTCTCCAAAGTAGCACCGCGGGCAAACTACAATCAATATCAGCTAATAATATAACAGTTCTTGTGCCTACATTTTATACAAATACAGTAGTACAAGTGCCTTATGGATTTATTTTTAGTAACGAAACAAGTGTTTGCGATTTCTTGTTAAGCTATGGTAAATTATTAGAAACTCAAGGACTAACTTTTACCAATATTGATAACGGTTACGTACTTGACTGGACCCGCATGGCACAAGAATTCTTGTACTGGGCTGGGCAAGGATGGGGAGTTGATGCTATCATTAATATCAACCCATTGGCGGCAAAAATTGCAATCACTCGTGAATTGGCTGTGGTTGATAGCGTTCGCGCAGAGACTACTGAAAATTTAATTCTAGATCAAAATTCTAGAGAAATTGCTAGTCGTAATTTAAATGTTGTGCGCCTGGGAAATTATTTCTCAGCTGAGGCTCTAAGCACACAAAGTATTAGTTATATTGATTTACGATTTACAAACTACGAACACATGATTGTTTTAAACAATCAGTCTGTGTTTGGAGACTTAGTATACGATCCAACAACTGGTGCAAGACAAAGTCGATTAAACTTGGTAGCAGTTACCAGTGACGACTGGAACGGTAGTGTAGACGCTCCAGGTTTTATTATCAATCAAGACAACGTTGAAGAATGGACTGGGTTAAAGAAATACACCAAAGGTGAGATTGTCAAGTACAAGAACGTGTATTGGTCAGCTCTTGCTATTATAGAGCCAAGTGCAAATTTTGATTTTAATTTGTGGGCACAGAGTGACTACACACAAATTGAACTAGGGTTGTTGCCTAACTTGTCTAACAAGGCTAACCAACTGGTTAACAGTTATAATATTAATACTGCCAACATTGAAGGCGACAACGATTTGTTATCGTACGGATTAATTGGCTTTAGACCTCGCCAGTATATGGCAGCACTTAATCTTGACGATGTAAGCCAAGTTAACGTGTATCGTCAATTCCTTGGCACAAAAGGAACTGTGCTTAGTACTGAATTGTTTAAACAGGCTAACCTTGGCAAAGAATCTGCGGATTACGACATTTATGAAAACTGGGCAGTACAACGTGCTGTTTACGGTGCCAACGCTAACCGTAGTTATTTTGAATTACGTTTAGATCGTGCATTGCTAAATGCCAATCCTAGTTTAGTACAAGTAGTGTTACCGCAACAGGTTAGCGAAGCTGATGAGCAGATTCTATTATCTAATGTTTGGAGACAAAGTTACAAATTAACTAGTCCTGATATTTTACCAACCACTACATCACTACCAACAGATATTGGATTGCCAACGGCTGGTTATGTAAAGTTAGACGACGCAGATATCACTGTGTTTGATATTAACGACCCTACCAGTCTTGCTGAAAATATTGACAGCATTGAGGTTGGCACCAGTATTTGGGTAGCCAAAATTAACAGTTACGATTGGAACATTTATCGCGCTCAATCTGTACCTGGCGTAATTCAACACGTTTGCGACAACTTGAATGGCACTAGCCGTGCAATTTTTTCAGCGCAGCATGGCCTTAGTACTGGCGATAAGTTAATTATTAAATTCTTTGACACCGAGATTGACGGCGTCTATCAAGTGTTATCAGTTGTTAATTTAACTACAGTAAACATTGCGTTTCAATTTTCTGGCGACCGAGCTGTTGCTAACGGTAGCGGACTAGGGTTTACTTTACAAACTATGAGAGTTTCGCAAGCAAGTGACATTATTAACTTGCCATATGCTAATGCTATCACCCCTGGGGCAAAAGTTTGGGTTGATGACAACGGTTCAGGATTATGGGAAGTGCTAGAAAAGAACGAAGTATTTACTGACGTTGTTGGACTAAGCCCAGTTCTACTTGATGCTGGTGAACAATACGGTCAAAGTATTGCTCAGGCACAAAATCGATTGGCAGCATTTATTGGTAGTCCAAAGTATGGATTTAATGCAGGCACTGAAAAAGGTGCATTGTATGTGTATGTTAAATCATACGGTGATCAATACCAACCAGTTAGTCCGCTGTCCGACGAAGATTCAATCCTTACCCTAGACGGAACTGGAGTACGTGGCTACGGCAACGCTGTGGACTTTGGCAATCAAACCTGGGCCATTGCTGGTGCAAGCAAGAGTCTTGGACCAACAAGCACTGCTAATAATGGATATGCCTGTGTTATCTATCGTGACCCGTCCCTGGGCCAAGCCGGAGCAATTCCGTTTGCACAGTGGCAATTATTAACCCAACCTGGTACTACAACTACTACAACTCCTGGTGCTGGCGAGTTTGGGTATAGTGTGGCAATGAGTCTTGACGAGCGTTGGATGTATATTGGTGCTCCAGGATTGAATCAAGTTCATGCATACGGTCGTGTTGATTACCAAGACCAGTTTGTTCGTGCTCGAGGTGACGGTGTTACAAAAAGATACGTTATCAGCAACACTATCCAAATTAATGCAGCTACACAATTAAAAGTTTCAGTTGATGGAACTGTGCAATTTTTAAATATTGATTATACTGTATCAAGTGATCTAGGCACTGTGACATTTGTTACAGCTCCTCCGCTAGATAAGTTAGTTGACATCCAACGACTGTACATTCAACAACTTGACGCACAAACTTATTACGAAGTTACGCAAAGCGCAACATCTGGTAGTGGTGTTGGTGCTAAGTTTACTATTGTTCGCCAACGAGGCGAAGTTGGGCAGCCAGGCGCTACAGTTGGAAGCGTGGGCGCAACTAGCTCAGGATCAGGGTATGCACCTGGTAATACAATTACTATTGCTGGTGCAAGTTTTGGCGGCACCAACGATATCACATTAACTATTACCAGTATTGGTACAGGCGGCACCCTGGGCAATTTCAACATTGCATACACCCCGCCAGCACTAGCAAGTACATTTTCGCTGAATGAATACTTCTTTACGGCTACTACAATCAATAGCTTTAGCGTTAGTGTCAACAATGTATTACAACGACCAAATATTGATTATACTTTTAATACTGGCACAAAAGATATTTCTTTTTACAACAATCCAGGTTCAGGCACCACTATTCTTGTTAACGCACAAGGGTATTTTGAATATGTGGGTAGTATAACTGCAAGTGGACTAAGTGCCAGTGATAGATTTGGCCACAGTGTAAGTTGCACTACTGACGGTCGCCAAGTAGTAATTGGTACTCCTTACAGCACTGTTAGTTCCAGTGGCGAAGCTGGTAACGTGTATGTGGTTGACCGTAATGTACAGCGTTTTATCTATGGTGAAGATGGAAGCACAATTAATTTTACTTTACTTGGTACACCAGTTGGGCCAATTAGTGTAATTGTTAATAATGTGTTCTTGGTTAACGAAACTGATGCAACAGTGAGTGCGCCTAATAGTTTTTACTGGAACGGTGCAAGCACAGTCACAGTTAACGCCGACTTAAAGATTGGTGACGTAATTGAGATTGAAACTAACCAGTTTGCGCAAATACAAAAAGTGCAACAGAACATTGTTGCTGATTTTTCTAACTTTGGGCAAGCAGTTGAAGTATGCCCATACAACTGTAGCTTATATGTTGGAGAACCGCAAAGCAGTATTCAAATTTACAAAGGTGGCGTGGTTGAGCGCAGTGTAAATCAAAGCCGAGTATACGGCACTATTACTAACACAGTTGCTAACGCAAGTCTTACCAGTGGCAATACTATTCGTGTAAACAACATGGATGTGATAGTACCAACCACTTGGAACAGTGCATCAACATACAGTAAAAATACTGTGGTGTACAATACTGTGGGTTCTACTACAACTATCTATGTTGCTGCAATTGCTGTACCTGCGTTAACTGCAATCACAAACACATCATATTGGACAGTGGTTACAACTACTACTGTATCTGCAAGTGCAAAAGTGCGTGCTCTAGCCGCACAAATTAATGTCAATGTTCCAAACGTCAGCGCCACAGTCAGCACTACTGGTTATCTAACTATTGCTGTTAAAAACAGCAATGCCGCGCCAGAATTTGATAAAGTCCAAGTAGCCCCCGGCAGTGTTGGAACCGCATTTGCTGATTTAGTATTTGAAACATTTGTTTGGACACAAACAATTGAAAACCCATACCCAATTGCATTTTCAGCGTTTGGCAGTAGCATAAGTGTTGACGACAATGCCACAAACATTGTTGTTGGCGCACCACAAGGTACATTGTATCTAGAAGCTGTGTGGGATGACGGAACTACTATTTGGGACTCAGGCAGCACAATATTCTTTAGTGTTACTGTTCAAAGCGGTGCCGCATACACATTTGACTATCTGCCAAGTTCAACACTGGTTGTAACAAATCCAGGCAAGTTTGTATTTGGGCAACAAATTACAAGTAGCGAAGTTGCATCGTACGATGCATTTGGTACTGCGGTCAACTACACTGGCGGCGTGTTAATGGTTGGTGCACCAAAAAATGATGCTGGTGATTCAACTGCTGACTTTGGCGCAGCTTATGTTTTTGAAAACGTAACTAGATCACCTGCTTGGTCAGTATTGACAGAACAGCAACCAACTGTAGATATTAGATTGCTTAATACATCCTTCTTGTACGATAGCATTACTAGTGAAACTTCAACATTCTTAGATTTTATTAATCCGTTGCAGGGCAAAGTACTTGGGGCCGCACGTCAAAATATTGATTATATTGGCGCAGTTGATCCTGCAGCATATAATGTTGGACCTGTAAATGTACGAGGTACTACCTGGAGCGCAAACCACGTTGGTGAAATTTGGTGGGATACTAGTAGTGTTCGATTTATTGATCCTAATCAAGATGATATTGTATATGCAAGCCGTCGATGGAGTCAAGTGTTTCCTGGGTCAACTGTAGACGTATATCAATGGATTGTAAGCGCAGTGCCGCCAGCACAATATGCTGGCGAAGGCACACCTCTAGATACACTAAGCTACACTGTAAACGCACGGTTAACCACACAAGGTACATTTACTACAGATTATTATTTCTGGGTTAAAGGTATCACTGTTACGTCAACTAAAATTGGCAAGACATTGCCAATAAGCACAGTCGCTAGTTACATTGAAAATCCCAAAGCATCAGGTATTCCTTACCTGGCGCCTATAAACGCCAGCACAATTGCATTGTACAACAGTGGCGATTATATTGCAGCCAGCGATACAATTATTAACATTGAATTTGATCGCCAGCTCACAAGCGACAACGTACACGTTGAGTATGAGTTAATTCCACAAGACCGCAAAGATGGATTCTTGAGTGCAAACTTATATCGTAAATTACAAGACAGCTTTTGTGGAGTTGACACATTTGGTAACTTGGTTCCAGATCCTAATCTAGGTGTTGCTGAAAGATATGGTGTACAGTTTAGACCACGTCAGTCAATGTTTGTAGATCGTTTTGCAGCGTTGAAGAATTACTTGACTCGAGCAAATACTGTGCTAGCACAGTACACAATTAGTGAAAGTCGAACATTTAACTTACTCAATAGTGCTGAAGCCAAACCTAGTGCTAACTCAGGACTTTGGAATTTACAAGTTACTAACTTAGAAATCTTGGGCTTCCAAAATATCTACACAGTGCCACTGGGCTACAAATACCTAGTAGATACTGACAGCAGCAACCGTGGCTTATGGACAATATACACAGTGCAAAACAGCGATGTAACTCTTGGTGAAAGAGTGCTGGTATTAACTAGAGTACAAGGTTACAATACTCCTGACTATTGGAGTTATATTGATTGGTACCGTGTTGGATACAACTCCAGTACAAAAGTAATTGCTGAAGTTCTTACATACAGTAGTTTGACTACATTGTCAGTTGCTGTGGGTAGTTCAGTTAAAGTCACAGCCAATGCTCAAGGTAAATGGGAAATCTATTTACTTGAAGATACTGGCTGGAGTCGTGTTGGATTGCAAGATGGTACTATAGAGTTCTCAGCAGAACTATACGATTATGCACTTGGTCGATTTGGGTTTGACGTTGAAGTTTTTGACGCACAATATTACGACCAAGAACCTGTGATTGAAACACGCAACATTATTCAAGCAATCAATCAAGAATTGTTTGTTGACGATTTAGCAATTGAGCGCAACAGATCCCTTGTACTGATGTTTAATTTTGTACTAAGCGAATTCTCTGCACCTGAATGGCTAGTCAAGACATCACTAATTGACGTTGATCACAGAATTCGAGAACTATTACCATTCCAAAATTACAGTCGTGACAACCAAGAATTCGTGTCAGACTACATCCAAGAAGTCAAACCGTACCACGTGAGTGTCCGCGAATTTAACTTGAAGTACACCGGCTTTGACAGTTTCCGTGGCGACCTTGCAGACTTTGACGTACCTGCGTTTTATGACACCACATTAGACACCCCGCAGTACACTAGTCCAATATTGCTGCCATATCTACACAGTACCAGCTTTAATGCAGCGTTTAATACTGCAAGCGATACTCCAGCATCAAGCCAATTGTGGGAACAATGGCCGTACAGCCAGTGGTATAACAATTACTTTTTGAGTCTTGATAGTATTGACATGGTAGAATTTGGCGCAGGTTATTCTGAGCCTCCGGTGGTTACTATTGAAGGCGAAGCAACTGAACCAGCAGAAGTTACTGCAATTATTAACGGCTCTGGGCAAGTGGTGTCAATTGTGGTTAACAATCCTGGTTCTGGTTACAGTGCAACCCCAAGTATTGTTTTTGATGGTGGCGGTGGCTCAGTTACAACTGTAGCAAGAGCTTACCCAATTATGACCGGCCAAGGCTTAGGCCAAAACTACAGTGCATCCGAAGTTGCAGTGACCCAAGATTCATATAACTTAACACGCAGTTTCCGCACAGTTATCAAATACGACCGTTTCCAGTACTTCAGTGATGTACAAGATTGGAACGCATCTGCAACTTATCAAGATGGCACACTGGTTCGATATGACAATCGTGTATGGCAAGCATCAAGTACAGACTCAACTGCGGTAGTTGGCCCAACATTTGATCTTGAAGACTGGACCTTGGTCAATGCCGGAACGTTTAACAACGGCCTGGGACTAACTGGTGTAGACCGTACCATGGGTTTGTATGTTCCGGGCGTGAACTCTCCTGGACTAGAACTTCCATTGCTGATTGACGGTGTTGATTACCCAGGCGTGCAAGTTTATGGTGATTACTTCCTGGGTAATCCTGCGTTCATTGACGCACAGTACGAAAGTGCATTTACTGATACAACATTAGGCGACACATTTACTAGCGTTAACGTTGATGGCGGTGAGTTTATTGGCCTATACGAAGGCCATGCCCCAGAAGAATTAGTTAACGGGGCAGAATTTGATACGTTGGACTTACGAGTATATACTCGTCCTGGTAGCGACTGGAGTTATGATGGTCATGGCTTTCAGCTAGGCAGCGTTCGTTATGTTTACGAAGCAGCAATTACTGACACGTATAGTTGGGCAGGCGTAGTCGATAACCCCGTGCAAGTGTTAGTAAGCAATCAAACAACTGGCGAAGACCTTGCACTTAATATCAATTACACTGTTAATTGGATTAATCAAACAGTTACTCTTGACCTTGGCGTTGGTGATGGAGAAGTAATTAATATTACTGTGTACGAACTTGGCGGAGGCAGCCAGTTATATCGTGACAATTATCTTGGTACAATTGGTAATAATGTAACCATACCAGTCAACAGCGCAGAAATTTCTGACGTAGCAGTGTTTGTTAATGGCAACGCAATTACACAAGGTATTACCTGGAAGCCATATATTGACAGCACTGTATGGAATATCTTGAATACCTATAGCCGCCAAGACAATGTAAATAACTCTGCAGAATTTACAGGATCAATTACAGACACTACGTTAACCATTACTGCTGTCTCTACAGGTACAGTTGTTGTTGGTCAAGAAATAAGTGGTACTAATATTTTACCTGGTACCGTAATTACTGCATCAATTACTGGCATTGGCGGAACAGGAACATATACAGTAGACCAATCACAAACAGTAGCTAGCACAAGCATTACTACAAACGAACAATTTTATCGTGCGTTGCAATCTGTCCCAACTGGCGTGAACATTACTAATACCGCGTATTGGTATAATTTTATTCCAACTTTAGAAACGCTAGTAGAAT